AGTGGTTCAGGGCGAAGGCACTGACCACAGAATGATTATGCTAATACCAACCTTCATCATACCCGAACCACTAGCGGCAGTAATGCCAATGGGGGGAAAGGTTAAGCGACGCAACTATACCTCTGCGGGAGTTAACACAGTTTACGAACCCGTGGAAGGTAAGATCAGCATGGCCTTAAACGGCTCACGAGAGGCCGTCGACATCCCAGCGAGAACTTTACAAGCTGTAATTTCCCGCATCAAATCTAAATCGAGCTCATTCACAGTGGGTGACATTGAGATCTTTTTGCAGGATACCTTCCCGAAAACAGCAAAAATCGAAGCATCACTGCTTTACGAAATTCTGACCACTGGCGGTTTGGCAGTAGATTACACACCAAATGTTATCAAAACCAACGCCGTCATTACGCAGTACAGGCCGTTAGCAACAGCCCAGTTACAGCGCGAGAAGGAGGTGGGACTGGCAGTCTCACCCCCATTGGTATCAGAACCAGCCTTATTCGCCTCTAAGTGCAGAGATTCGGATGAGGCGGCAGTGACCGGGAGGGTAACAAAAACAGCGAACAGGACGATACCCCCACCAATATACGAGACATGGGCCAGTGAATTCGTCGAGTTCACCGTACCTAAGCCTGGTATAGGAACACCAATGGATCTTGATGAAGTATACAAACGCCAGTGCAGACCAACACAGAAGAGCAGGACCGAACAGGCGATGCATTTTCTGGGCCTAGGCGGAAACAACAAGCTGAAGACCTTCATCAAAGCCGAAGCATACGGGAGCGTCACCGACCCCCGTATAATAACAACATGTGCCACGGACCTGACTATTGGTATGTCAAGGTTCACTTACGCTTTTAAAGAACAAAATCTGAAACGTCAGCCCTGGTACGGGCCAGGAATGACACCAACTGGAATTGCGAAAAGGTTAGCGACCTTATGTACGATGTCCGTTATTGAAACCGATTACAGCAGGTTCGACGGCACCATCTCTGAATGGCTCCAGGGTGTGGCGCGCCGCGCCTACACCCGATGGGTTACACCATCTGAATTGCCAGTGCTTATCAAGCACTACAATGAGGTATTCAAGAAAACCGCAGTATCCCAGAATGGATTCAGATACGCAGCGGGTGTTGGGACCAGGTCAGGATCGCCGATCACGACCGATGCTAACACCATGATTAACGCTTACGTCAACTACTGTGCTTACAGGAAATTGGGGCAGGGCCCTTTGGAGTCCTACAAGCTGCTAGGCTTGTACGCAGGAGACGATGGTGTGTCTCGGAATCTACCAGGTTTCGAGGACGCACTTATGGAAACCTGTAGAGAACTCGGCCTGAGTGTAAAAGCCCAGGTTAACGACGCGAACAGCCGAACAACAATGCTGTCACGCGTGTTCCCACATCCGGTAACCAGCCGGAGCTCTTACCAG